ACAGCAGGTCAAACACCGCTGGCAGGTCACGAAGGAGTAGAATATATCGTTACGGCAGTAAACACAGCTACAAATGTACTTACTATCAAACAGCATAATGTATTTTCAACAAAGGGTCTGGCAGCAGCTGTTGCTGATGACTCTAAAATCACACGCCGATGGCGCTGGTATGATGAGTTCGCAGGCGCACCTGGTACATCTACAAATACATCTTCTGCTGGTGGTTCTGGTGACGAAATGCACATTCTCATTACTGATGAAGGTGCTGGTCTTACAGGCACAGTAAACACCCTTCTTGAGAAATGGTCACACGTTTCTAAAGCTTGGGATGCAAAAACAGATAGTGGCGATGACAACTATTATGTTGACGTTCTCTATCGTGGTTCTGAGTACATTTTCTGGATGGATCATTTAAGCACAGGTACAAACTGGGGTGGCGGAAAGTCAGGCACAACATTTACTGATGTTATTCCTTCTGTCGAATCTTCCTTAGGAAGTGGCACAAATGACTATTCACCTACAAATGGTGAAAAGAAAGATGCTTATGACTTGATGGATGATGATACAGTTCCTGTTAGCCTAATGATGGCTGGTCCAGGTGACTCAACTCATGCTGGTAACTTAATTGACCTTGCTGAGAAACGTAAAGACTTAGTTGTCTTTATTTCTCCTGAAAGGTCGGACGTTGTTGGTGTATCTAACTCACATACACAAACAAATAACGTCAGAAATTTTTATCTTAACTTTTCTAGTTCTTCATATGCAATACTAGATAGTGGATATAAGAAAACTTATGACAAGTATAACGATGTTTACCGTTACATTCCTTTGAACGGTGATATCGCTGGTTGTACTGCTAGTGCTGATTTACTTAACGATCCTTGGTGGAGTCCAGGTGGTCTAACAAGAGGTAATATCAGAGGCGCAGTATCACTTGCTTTTAATCCTACACAGGCACAGAGAGATGTTCTGTATCGCAATCGTATTAACCCAGTATGTACCTTCCCAGGTGAAGGCACAGTACTTTGGGGTGATAAGACTGCTCTATCCAGAAACAGTGCTTTTAATCGTATCAATGTTCGGCGTCTATTCAACTATGTTGAAGATGCCATAGAGAAAGCATCTCGAGCGGTTCTTTTTGAATTCAATGATGAATTTACAAGAGAACAGTTTGTTGGTATGGTTGAGCCTTTCTTGAGAGATGTTCAATCTCGTCGTGGTATCACAGACTTCCTAGTCGTTGCTGATGAAACAAACAACACTGGTCAAGTTATTGACGCCAACGAATTCAGAGCTGATATCTATATCAAGCCTGCTCGTTCGATTAACTTCATTACATTAACTTTTGTTGCTACCCGTACTGGTGTAGACTTTTCAGAAGTTATTACTTAATAGAGGAGAAAATAAAGAATGGCTAACGTAACGGATTTTATCGCTGCACTAAAAGAAGGTGGTGCTCGAGCAAATCAATTTGAGGTAAATATTACTGGAGCGCCAGTTGGTATCCCTCAAGAGTTCAGGTTTCTCTGTAAAGCTTCATCTATTCCTGCATTAACAGTGCCAGAAATTGAAGTTAATTATCGAGGACGAAAAATCTATGTTGCTGGTGATAGAACATATGATACTTGGGGAATCACAGTAGTTTCTGATAGAGACCAAATGATGAGAGGCGCTTTTGAAGATTGGCAAAATCATTTGTCAGACTTGGGAGCAATTTCTAACCGGACTGGAATCGGAGATACACCTTCACGATATTATGCTGATGCTATAGTAAAACAGAAAGACCGCAATGATAATACATTACGGACGTATAAGCTAATAGATGTATGGCCGACAACTGTTGACGCTATTGAATTTTCACATGACACGGAAAATACCATTCTAGAGTTTGGTGTAACATTCCGTTTTAACTATATGCAGGCTATGGGTGGTTCAACAGGTCAGTTAGGCGTATCTGGAGGGAGTGGCTAGTTCACTATCACAGAAATCTCTACATAATAGTTAAGTTGTAAGTGATATAAATAGTTATACTATGGCAGAAATATTTGGTTTTACGATTAATCGGGCGGGGAAGAATAAGGCAACAAGCTTTGTTCCTCCATCGCCCGATGACGGTTCTTTAGAAGTTGGTGGTGTTGGTGGATTTTTTGGCCAGTATTTTGGTACAGACCAAGCACCGAAGAATGATTTTGACCTCGTCAGAAAATACCGACAAACAGCTGAGCATCCTGAAGCGGATCAAGCTATTGAAGATATTGTAAATGAGGCTATTATTGCTGGTGAAGATGAACCCTCTGTCGCATTAAATTTAAATTTTGTAAAGTTATCTGATCCAATTAAGAAAAAGATACATTCAGAATTTGAACATTGCGTCAAGTTACTTCATTGGAATAATAAAGCTAACGATATCTTTAGACGTTGGTATATTGATGGTCGAATTTATTTTCATAAAATGGTTGATACTAATGATCCTAAAAAGGGTATAGTAGAAGTCCGTTATATTGATCCAAGAAACATCAGAAAAGTACGAGAAATAGAAAAGGGCCAGCCGGGCCTAGCGAAGGAAGAAGTTATTGCATCTGTTAAGGAGTATTTTCTATATAATGAAGATGGAATATATCCTGGCTTTGTTGGTGTCGGTACAGGTCGAGGAGCTTCAGGACTTCAAATATCTCCTGATGCTGTTTCTTATATAACATCAGGTCTATACGAACCTACAACGAATCAAGTTTATTCATATCTACACAAGGCAATCAAGCCTGTAAATCAATTAAGACAAATTGAAGATGCAATAGTTATCTATCGCATTTCACGGGCACCTGAGCGTAGAATATTTTACATTGATGTTGGCAATTTACCTAAGCAAAAGGCAGAACAATATCTCAAAGACATTATGAATCGGTATCGAAACAAAATGGTTTACGATGCTAGTTCAGGTGAAGTTAGAGATGACCGTAATAGAATGTCGATGCTTGAAGATTTTTGGCTTCCACGGAGAGAAGGCGGTAGAGGAACAGAGATAACAACACTACCCGGTGGCCAAAATCTTGGCGAATTAGAAGATATCAAGTATTTTCAAAATAAACTTTATCGTTCATTAAACGTTCCTCTTTCTAGAATGGAATCAGACTCTGGGTTTAACCTAGGTCGGTCTGCTGAAATAACTAGAGATGAGGTTAAATTTACAAAATTTGTTTCAAAGATACGCAGAAAGTTTGCAGCACTTTTCGATGATTTACTCAGAACTCAATTAATTCTTAAAGGTGTTATAACACCTGACGATTGGGACCTTATTAAGGAAGATATTTCATATAACTTTTTAGAAGATAACCATTTTTCAGAACTTAAAAATTTAGAAATTCTAGGAGATAGACTTGATATTTTAGATAGAGTACAGGATTATATTGGACAGTATTATTCAAAAGAGTGGATCCGAAGAAATGTTTTACAACAGACTGATAGAGAGATTGGTGAATTAGATTCTCAAATTGAAACCGAGAGAGATGTTGAAGGTGGAGATGGAGAAGATGAGTTTGAACAATTATAAATAATGAGGTATAATTATGGAAAATGAAGCTGAAGTTAGTACTGAACCAGTAGCAGATAGTGACCTTGAACGGATCACAAAACAAATTGCTGGAGGAGATAACGTAAATGCTGAAAAGTCTTTTAATCAGGTGTTACAGATGAAGAAAGACTCAGCATTAGAACGTAAAAAATTAGAATTGGCGGCTGATATGTTTGCTAAACAAGCAGAACCAACAGAGGAGCCTGCAGTAGAGGAAGAATGAAATGAAACTCATATCTGAGCATATTGAAGAAATTGAATATCTTACAGAAGGTGATGGGAAGGGTGGAAAGAATTATAAAATTCGTGGCACTTTTCTTCAAGCTGATATTAAGAATCGTAATGGTCGGGTATATCCTATGGACATTCTTGAAAAAGAAGTCGGTAGGTATAATAAAAACTTTATTCAGAAAAAGAGAGCATTTGGAGAGTTAGGACATCCAGATGGTCCAACAGTCAATCTCGAAAGAGTATCACACATGATTACAGACCTTTATCCCGACGGTAAGAATTTTGTCGGTGAGGCAAAGATTATGGATACTCCTTATGGAAAGATTGTAAAGAATCTTATTGATGAAGGTGCTCAATTGGGTGTCTCCTCAAGAGGTATGGGTTCATTAGAACCAAAAAACGGCGCACAAGTTGTAAGAAAAGATTTTTATCTTGCGACTGCCGCGGATATCGTAGCAGATCCATCTGCTCCTAATGCTTTCGTAGAAGGTATTATGGAAGGAAAAGAATGGGTTTGGGACAATGGTATCGTTAAGGAAGTTGAAATTGCTAGATATAGAAATGAAATGCAGAAAAAGACTAGAGACCGTTATGAGCAAAAGGCTCAAATCTTTGCTGACTTCCTATCTAAATTATAGATTTTATAAATAATAATAAACTAAAATAGGAGTCTAATCCAAATGTCAGAACAAGACTTAAATAAAGAACTGGAAGAGCTTCTAGATGCTGAACTTACAGAGGATGAAGTACAAGCAATGGAGGAAGAAATTTCTCAATTGGATGAAATTGAAGAAGTTGGGGGAGTTGCAAAAATGAAACCCGCTTCCGGTAAGGCTAAACCAGCGAAAGTTGGTGGTGGTGAAAAATCAGGCTTGAAAGATGATTCAGAGGATATGGGAGCTGCTGTAACGTCCCCAGAGGATTCTGATGATGCTGGTGGTAAAGCTTCTGATAAAGCCAAAAAAGCTAAACCTACCAATTCAGCGCCCTCTGGCGATGCACCGGCAAAGTTGGCCGCTGGTGATGAGATTGAGCACGATGGAGAACAACTAGAGGAAGCTCGGATGACCAAAGCAAAAATGCTTGAGGATCTAGGTAAGATGGTCGAAGACCTCGGAAAGATGAAAGCTACTGACCTTAAAGGTATTCACGAACGGATGAAAAAAATCGTTAGTGGAGATGATGATGGGGAAGAAGTGGAAGAATCTAAAGAGTCTGCAGAACTTAAAGAACTAGAAATAGCTAAGAAGGATATAGAAGAAAAGATTAAAAAGATTTCTGTCAAGGAAGATGTCGAAGCCCTTATTAAGGGTGAAGATGACCTTTCAGAGGAATTCAAAGAGAAAGCAGCAACAATCTTTGAAGCCGCTGTAAAGAGTAAAGTCCGTGACGAAATCGAGCAGCTCGAGGCTGAGTATAACGAGAAACTTCAGGAAGAAGTTAATCAGACGCTTGCAGATAACACAGAGAAGGTAGATTCTTACTTGAATTATGTTGTTGAGGAGTGGATGAAACAGAATGAAGTTGGTATCGAGCAAAAGCTCAAAACAGAAATCACAGAGAATTTTATCACAGGTCTCAAAGGTCTCTTTGAGGAACATAACATTGTTGTACCTGATGAGAAGTATGATGTTCTTGATGCCGCCGCTCAACAGGCTGACGAAATGGAAGCCAAGTTGAACGAACAGGTTGATAAGAATATTGAACTTTCACAGCGTGTAGCAGAGTTAGAAAAAGGTGAAATTCTAATAGATGTTGCTTCTGACCTAACGGATACAGAAGTAGAAAAGTTTGTTGGATTAGCAGAAAATGTTGAATACGAAGATAATGATGACTACCGTAAGAAGTTGGAAACCATCAAAGAATCTTATTTTACTCGGACTGTTAAAGATGACGAAGTTGAGGCAGCACCAATATATGATGAACAAGGTGATATGAGCAATCAAATGGCTGCTTATATGAGCGCTATCTCGAAAAGTGAAACGAGAGCGCAGAAGTAATAGAAGTATAAATAGTTAGTAAAATAACGAGGAGATAACTCAAAATGTTCAACACAGAACAACTACAGGAAAAGTGGCAGCCAGTTTTACAGCATCCTGATCTCCCAGAGATTAAAGATGCTTATAAACGTGCAGTTACAACTGTAATTTTAGAAAACCAGGAACGATCCATGAATGAAGACCGTGAGTTTCTTCATGAAGCCGCTCCTACAAACTCAACAGCTGGTTCAGTAAGTAATTGGGATCCTGTCCTAATTTCCCTAATCCGGCGCTCAATGCCCAACTTGATTGCGTATGATGTGTGTGGTGTCCAACCGATGTCCGGACCTACAGGCCTTATTTTCGCAATGAAGTCCAAATATACCAACTCGGGTGGCACAGAAGCTTTCATGGATCAGGCAAATACAAATTTTGCTTCTGAGAACGCAGCTGGAACAACTTCGGGTGTCGATGCACACGCAGGTGACGATGTCCTAGACGACATGAGTGCTGTCACAACGGGTGCTGGTATGACAACCGCACAGGGTGAAGCATTGGGTGATGCAACAACCAACGCTTTTGCCGAGATGGCATTCAGCATTGATAAGGTTACCGTTACTGCGAAGTCTCGGGCCCTCAAAGCTGAGTACACGATGGAACTTGCTCAGGACCTTAAAGCGATTCATGGTCTCGACGCTGAAACAGAACTTGCTAACATTTTGAGTTCTGAGATCCTTGCTGAAATCAACCGTGAAGTCGTGAGAACGATTTACACAACAGCTCGGGAAGGTGCCGCAGTCAATACCACAACAGCTGGTATTTTTGACCTTGATACAGACTCCAACGGACGTTGGTCAGTTGAAAAGTTCAAAGGCATGATGTTCCAGATTGAGCGAGATGCTAACGCTATCGCTACTGATACACGCCGCGGTAAGGGTAACGTAATTCTTTGTGACAGTGATGTTGCTTCTGCTCTGTCAATGGCCGGTCTTTTGGATACAGGTTCTAACCTGTCCGATAACCTGTCTGTTGATGACACAGGATCTACATTTGTTGGAACATTGAACGGACGATTCAAAGTCTACATTGATCCTTATTCAAACGTCGGAACAGCCACAAAGTTTTATGTTGTCGGTTATAAGGGCTCTAGTCCTTATGATGCTGGTATTTTCTACTGCCCATACGTACCGTTGCAGATGGTTCGTGCCGTTGGCGAGAATACATTCCAGCCGAAAATCGGCTTTAAGACACGTTATGGCATGGTCGCCAACCCGTTTGCTACTACAGCAGGCGCTGGTGCCATTGACCTTAGCAACCCAGGTGCTACCCACTTGAATAAGTACTACCGTCGAGTTCAGGTTAATAACCTAATGTAAAAAACACACTTATAACAATTATAAAGTGTTTATTCAATACCCCGCTTCGGCGGGGTATTTTTTATCTCCATTTCATTATAAATAGTATCATGGCAATTGATTCCTTACGGCGACAACCCGATATACAAGACTTTAGCGCTAACAGTCAGTTTAAAGTTACGATGACTAATTTTCCATTATCAGAATGGTTCTGTACCGCTGTGACTGTTCCCGGCATTACATTAGGTACAGTAGATAGAACTACTCCATTAAAAATGATACCCAGTGTTGGAGATACTTTAACATATGATAATTTAGATATGACTATGATGGTAGATGAAGAATTAAAAAATTATCAAGAAATACATGATTGGATGGTGAATATTGGATTTCCATATTCTCATAAACAATTCATGGCAAAAGATAGAGTTGATGCTCTTACTAGAAAGGGAGAATATCCTTTGTATAGTGATATGCAGCTTTATATACTGTCTAGTGCTAATAATCCTAAAGTAGTAGTACGATTATACGATGCTTTTCCAGTTTCATTAAGTGGTCTTTCTTACACAGTTCAAGATACAGATGCAACATATTTAACAGCTGATGTTTCATTTGCTTATATGTACTATGAATTTAAATCTTTATAAGTAGTATAGTGAGGAGTGGAAAGACAACCCGATAAGGAAATTAATCTTCGGTCAATTCTGAATGTGCCGATGAAAACATAGGTGAGGTCGGGTAGATGTTCTGCGCCACTCCTCACACTTTTATTATGGAGTAGTTATGAAGTTAGTTGAAATACAAGAGATGGTCGATATAGACCTTAAAATTGATGATACAGAATTGGATATGGAAAGTAGTCGTACTCCCCAATTACATAATAAATATCTAAAGTTATATACTCAATGTAGCTTACAATTAAAAAAAACTAGAGATGATAGAAAATCTTTACAACGTGATAAATGGGAATATTACACGGGTAAAGCAGATCCATCTGTTTATATGGACAAACCATTTGATTTAAAGATATTAAAAGCCGATGTAGGTATGTATATAGATGCAGATGCCGAATATCAATTGATAACACAGAAAGAAGAATATATTAAAACTGTGGTGGATTACCTTGAGCGAATACTGAAACAGATAACCTCTAGACAGTGGGAAATTCGTAATACTATAGAATGGAAAAAATTCCTCCATGGAGAATAATTGGGATGTAAGCATTGAAAAATTTAATGAAGTCTATATACGAATCAAATGTGAAAACTCGATTGCCAAAGAACTTTCTGAGTTTTTCAAATTTGAAGTTCCAAATGCAAGGTTTATGCCGTCGGTACGAAATCGTATGTGGTCCGGTTATATTCATCTATTCTCTCCTGCTACTGGTAAAATATATGTGGGACTATTTCCTTATGTCAAGAAGTTTTGCGAGGAACAGGGATATAAAGTTGAAATAATTGAAAATGATATGTATGGTTGGCCTGATGTAGACCATAATGTTCCTAAATCTCAAATAAAGCGATTTGTAAATAGAATATCAAAAAACCTAAATGTAAGAACCTATCAAATAGATGCGATTCAGCATATCATAAATTCAGACCGCGGTATTATTCTTTCCCCTACTGGGTCTGGCAAATCCTTTATCATATATTCTTTAGTGCGATACTATGTCGATTTGGCGTCAACAGCGATTGATGAAAAGAAAGTCCTTATTATAGTACCAACAACATCTTTAGTAGAGCAGATGTATACAGACTTTGCAGATTACGGTTGGTTTCCAGAACATCATTGTCATAAATTATATGCTGGTTTAAATAAAGAAACAAATAAAGAAGTTGTAATATCAACATGGCAATCTATCTATCAAATGCCCAAGAGTTGGTTTAAACAATTTAATGCTACGTTTGTGGATGAATGTCATTTAGCAAAGGCTAAATCACTAACAGGTATTATGCAAAAACTCCATGATTGTAAATACCGTATAGGTACAACAGGAACGCTAGATGGCGCAGAAATACATCAGTTAGTATTAGAAGGACTTTTTGGAAAATGTCAGCAAGTTACAACAACCTCAAAACTGATAGAAGATAAACATTTATCTAATTTACATATTAGATGTTTAGTGTTGAATCATCCAAAAGAAAAAAGACAACGGCGAGACTATATGGCCGAATTAGATTTTCTATCTTTAGATGAAGCCCGAAATAATTTTATAGCAAAGTTAGTTAATTATGAACCTGGCAACACACTTGTATTATGTCGCTATATTACACAACTGGACAAAATCATAGACTACCTAAGCGATTCTAATAGACCGATATACAAAGTATTCGGTAAAACTCCGGTAGACGATAGAGAAGAAATAAGACGCTTGGTAGAAAGGGGAGAAGGTGTTATAGTCGTTGCTTCTTATGGAGTATTCTCAACAGGTATTAATATAAAAAGATTGCATAACATTGTTTTTGGTAGTCCATATAAATCTCAAATAAAAGTACTACAAAGTATTGGTCGAGGCCTCCGAGTTGCTGATGATAAACAACAGTTAAATGTATTTGACATTATTGATGATTTGAATTATAATGGAAAAGATAACTATACGTTAAAACATTTTGGAGAACGTATTAATATTTACAATGAACAGGGATTTGATTATGATATCATCCCAGTAAAGTTAAAGAGATAAAGATGGCTAATGAGAGAAAGAAACACCGTAAAGAAAAGAAGAAGCCTAAGAAGCCTCGTTGAGTTGGGAGATAAATAATGGATATGGAACTAACAGATATTGCAAATCCCTATAAAGTACTAAAAATGGACTCTGGTGAAGATGTAATATGTAAAGTAACTACAGAATATAAAGATGCTTTTGTAGTAGAGAGACCTATGTCCATAACAGAAACTCCTACTTATCATGATGAATTAGGAGAAATGGTTAATCAAACTGGATTAGCTAAATGGATGAATTTTACTAATGATGTATCTTTTATTATACCTAAAGGTAAAATTCAGTCTTTAGCAAACTTAGCGCCAGAAGTTACTTACTTCTATAAAAATATATGTGAAAAGATGGAAAAGGCAGAAGAGCGTAATCCTAAAACTTTAGATGAAGTCCAAGAACGGATAATCTATATGAGGAATTTAGCAGACAGTGTTGCAAAACAAACAGAAGACCAGGATAGTAATGTGGTCCAATTCCCTCCTGATAAAACTAAATTACATTAAACAACGATTGGACACCATCCATGGTACATGGATCCTATATAATGTCAAGTACAAAATATAAAATAATTGATAACTTTTTACCTGTAGAATTATTTAACCCACTACAAGAGTTAATTGTGTCTCAACGATTTCCTTGGTTCTATCGAGCAGAAATTAGTTATGAACATGAAAAAGATTCTTTAAATAGTTATCTAGCACATTTTTTATATAAGGATGTTTCTGAAGAAGATTGTATGGAACATCGTGGAGAATGGAGTGAATTTTTCAAAAGCTTTAATCCTATAATAAAATATATACCAGATTTTAAAACACTAATTAGAATGAAGGCTAATTTTTATCCTCGCACAGAAACAGTACAGGTGCATGAATGGCACGTTGATTTTGATTATTCTCATAAAGGTATAGTTTTATATTTTAATAATAA